ATAGCTATCATCAGAGACGCGATATGATTAAGTATCGTCGTCAACACCGTGCCGGAACCCTCAAAAGGGGATTCTATATCTAACACAATGATCTCTGAGGGGTCTGAGGGGTTCCGCAGATAGATCTTCTGACTGCACTGCTGCACCAACCCAATAGCCCTTTCCATATCAAATCGTCCGAGACACAATGCTGCAGCCAAGAAGATGGCCGGACCATTTGAGCTATCGCAGCTCTTAATGTCAACATTGTACTTATACACGTCACCAGTTAAAGTGGTACCCATGTATACTGAATCATCAGAATAGATGAAGATATGGTGCATACCCATAACCCCCTGGTCACGTATGGCCACGTCAAAATCCGTATCCATGCGCTCAAGTGAGGGTTTAGCATAGAGATGGACAAAGTACGTATTTCCACCACGCTCGAAAACGTAGGGGTCGTTGAAACACAACTTAACAAACTCAGGGAGCTCATTGGCATACATACAGCCTGCGCCATACGCCACAAACAATCTTGGCACCTTACCTGGTTTGGCCCATTCCTTCTTCACGTTAGCTTCAATACGCTTAATCATGAGGTCCAGTGTGGTGCCGTGTGGCTCACCCCTTACATAACAACGCCTCAGCATACGCTTGACGTGTGCAATCTCTGCAGCGTACTCTTGGGAGTGTTTTGGGTATATGTAAGATAAATACTCTGCGTATATCTGGTAATACCCCCAACTCGCCGTGTTCTTACACGCATCCAAGAAAGACTGAATCATAGCCCTGCTGCACCGGTTGAGCACGCTCTCACAAAAAGTCGTAGCTACCCTATCCGTATGCTGGGACATTTCGTAATCCTGCCAGGTGGGTGGGACAAGCTTACACAACTGGACCAGCTTTTCAACGTCACCAGAAGGAGTCTTCTCATAACCCAATGGGTTAAGCACCCCAGAGCCATACGTGAGTCTAGCCTTCTTGGCCAAGGATTGGCCCAACCTTCGTTGGTTATCGGTCAACTCATCCTCAGCGTCTCGAGCTCCTACAATCCGCTTCAATGCCAAATTAGCGTTGTGCCCTGTCATATCGTATTTCACGAATGGGGTCACACCTTCCAATGAGAACATGGCAGTATCGTACACACGTGTCTGGAAATTGTCCTTTGTGTCAAACTCTGGCCTACCGTCGGGGTCTAGCTTCGCTCCCTCCAAGCGCACGGCAAAGTTCTTCTTGGGTACATACTCGTTGACGAGATCGCACTGCTGGGCCCATATGCGAAACGGTCGGCCATGAGCTTTGGTTATACGCTCACGATTCACGACCTCCGCTAACACCGGGTCCCTGTTCGATACATCACAGTCAAGTAACCTACGCTCCTTCTCAACTTCACTCCACTCGGCGTCCAAACAGAGGTAATCTACCAAAATAGACCTGCGGATCGGGGATACGCCCCGATATAGCACTGCAGTCTTCGCCTGTAGGGCATTGATCGTGGCTGAATCCAACCGTGTGGGCCGGATCGTCGTTCTCAACGAATGGACAAGAGTTGTAGGCAAGAGGAATTCCATGTCACGCTTGTACTCAAGGCCATTCTTAGCCCAGTGAGCCGGCACAATGAATTTCTCCAGAGCCTCACCAACGTATACAGGTCTATTCTTCTTCTCCTCACCACTAACCACACACCATCCCGGGCCATAGCTTGCGCAACTAATAACCCCAACCCGCTTGACCGGATAAATTGGATGCTCAGCAAAGCGCAGACCCTGCTCATCTACATACGCATACAGGTCCAACCAATCTCCAACCACGTGATACATGCGGTCGGGTATCTTAGGCTTCTCGGCTTCAACCGGCACGTCATGCACGCGGTTGTATGCTGCTGTGGCGTTAGCCTTCCCAGCTTGGGCTTCCTTGAAACCCTCAGCTGGTGCAGGCTCTCTGGTCTGCCCAAATTTACCCCGCCTCTTGTCTGGTGGGTTATCGTCAGTGTTCGTCCACTCCCCATTGTTTCCATTCAAATCCGTGAAAACAGGGTCTGGTCTACCGAGCGCCAACGTCCACATGGCCCAAACATGGTCTGGTGGAAACCAATCGAGATCAGCATCCGTTTCCTCCTCCTCCGCGTCAGTCTCTCCATCGCTCTCCGACTCAGCCCGCTCGTCACCCCTGGGAATCACTCCTCGCTGGCTCAACCAGTCAGGGATCGTCACGGTATCTAAGTCCATACGATTAAACCAACCACGGCACCTCCGGCACGGCATCGGGAACAAACGCCAGTCATGCAAGGGGATATATAGTGCACAATCGCATGCTGAACGTACGCCCACCGCGTTGTCAAACACCATGTCACTATAATTCTTAACCCTTATCATCTGGCAACCCCGGATCCGCCCACAAACCCTCCCTATCTTAACTAAAAAATTTATATCTACACTCAACTGTCTACTAATTCTAACCTCGAAACTAGGCACAGTATCTTCTACATTATTTACATCCTCACTAACAATATCTACATTACCTACAATAACTACACCACAATCTACACCATTAACACAATTTTCCCGCACACCGGGACCCTCATTCGGTTCAAAAATCTTTTGTTGACTTACAACTTTGCTTCTTGGGTTTTCTGCATACCCCCCAGATTTGTTATACAGGAGCGGGGACTCCCTGTTCATAGTATTGTACTTGGAACGCACCATTTCAACCATGGCTGGTTTGCCTTAATTATTCTCCCGTGGCACGGGTTACAGCTTGATTGCTCGGCACTGGCTCTACAGGCTCTTTCGGAGGCACCCTATTCGGGATTTGTGACATTTTCTGGTTCGTAATGACAACCCGCTCATTTTCTCTATTGGTAGCCGAGAGTTAGCGATCGAGGCTTTGGTATGATGACGTGGTCTATGGTAACTTTTCCCTAGTCAAGGGAATCACCCCACCCTGTAGCTGGACCATTACCTATCTGGGTAAGGCGTGGTCTAGGTGCATACATTGGGGGTTCCTCCCCACCCGTGAGGAAGTCAGCTACCATACTCTTCGCCATAGGCGCTGCTGCAACAGCCACCTGCTCCAAGCCTTTGAGCATCAGATGCCCAAATTTCTTACCTGGATTGCTCTGCTTCTTCTCAATGGCATGAGAAGCTGCAGCCAACACATGTGCGGTGCCGACTGGGTCGGCGTGTGTTGGGGTGGACATTGGTTCTGCTGGCCCATCGCAGAACTCAAGGTGCTGTACTATTTCTACGTAAACTGGAGCTCCCGCTTTGCCAGAGAACATAATCATCATAGGACAAGCACCGTTGCCGAATGCTGAAGAGTCATTAATAGGCGATGTTGAGTTGTTGTACGGGTACGCCCAACATGCCTGTTCAAGTGCCGTCTGTGCATTATAGTCAACATTTGTTCGAAATCTGGTTTCGATATCGTTGATCGGGAAACACACTAGTTCACACTTGCTTCGATTCAGGTTGGATATGTCTGCATCGGAGAATGACCCTATCTGGGCTATTGTTGTCAAACCAAGACCGCTGTGGTCCTTGTCGGTATGGCAGTACACTAGCCCTCCCAAGTCCAACTCAGTACCCGTGAATTGAACTGTGGCACCACATGCCACTATACGCCCACTAGCGTTCGTTGTGCTAGGAGCTTGGGGAATTAGGACCGAATTTGCGTATGGTCCATTGTGGTAACCGGGGGCGACCCCGGTAGTTGTGGTTGTGTTTAGAGCCGTATAGTTCCACGTAGCCGAACTTCCTGCGAAGCTGGCATTGGTGAACCAATACAAGGCCCGATCGTTCGCGAGACAGGGGGAAATGGCCACAAAACCAAAACCCGCTGTGCCTATATAGGCTTGAACTCGCGAGAAGACACGTACTTTCATTGATGCACGTGCAGGCATCACCGGGATACAAGCCCCGGTTGCCGCAGGGTCAAATGGCCTGGCAATAGCCACGGCGAATTTGAGAGCACACTTCGACAAGGCTAATGACGAAACAGAAGCATGTTGGGAGGCACCGGGCCGCTGCCCCGACTGCTTCTGGGCACGTCGACTCCGACGACGTGCCTGTGCTCCGGAGGATTTTCTTCTCTGCCTCCGCACTGGTGCTGGTTTCTTTCGGGTGCCAGCTCCACCACCTCCATTATTTACAATAGTTACATTTTTCCTAAAGTTACATCATATTCTACATACTCTCCACGTGACGTCCGTGAGGTGCGGGATAGCCACTACGTCATCGCGTGGCACTTATTTATACACTAATCCTAAACTAAACTAACACAGTGTGTGTGGACTTTCTAACTACTGTGGTGCCACACCTATATACTACCGGATTCCAGGGGACTTTCATTGGCGTGACGGGTGCCATGTAAATCTAGTCCTCAGTAGCAGGTGACTGGTTGTGACTTGACAACTACCCAGGCTTTACTACGAGTACTGGTGCGCGTGTTAGACCAGTACATCCCTGCTAGTAGTTGTTCACCACCTGCAGATGCAGAAAAACACC